CTAAGTTAAAGGTAACTCCAGCCGCACTAGAGTCTAGAGCAGTATCATATTGCATACCTGCTTGTAGTACTAGTGTGTTAGCTGGAACTGATATAGCCTGAAAAATGTCTCCTGCGGCTAAAGCAGAACCTTTCTCAGTTGTCGCAGTAGCTAAGTTAATGGAAGCTTGCGCATAGTAAGGCATTCTTCCTCTGTTGCTCATGCCTCTTGCAGAGACTAATTCGCCAGTTTGTGTAGCCATTTTTTAATCTCCCCTAAGCTGCGTTATATACGGCATTGACAAGAGCTTCTGGACGAAGGATCTTTCTGCCATAAAGATGCATCCCACGAACAATATCACTGAATGAATCGGGGTCCCGATAAGATTCAACTTTATTGATCTGTTCTGCGGTTGCAACAGCACTATCGTGTCCAGCAACAATTACACCAAAGTTAGCAAGTTGGTTAGATGTTCCAGATGTTCCTGGTCCAGTACCTACTGCAGGTAGATTGTTAGACTGATATACACGGAAACCGTGCAAGCTGTTTAATATTAGACCGTTTTGGATGCCTGATCCACCGAAGTCTGAATTCATAAGACGTGAGTCTTCATCTTTCAACATTTCAATAAATACAGAATCTAAGCAGATCCATCTGTTACGAGAGTCAACATTTTGTTGGTCAAGTAGTCTCGCCATTCTAGCAATTACCTGTAAAGGTGAAGCTGTAGCTGTTGGCTGAGAAGTAGCACCACCAAAACGAGGTACAAGAGGAATCGAATGATTTCCTGCAGAACTTGTTGTGATGTTGCCAAAGTCGCCTTTGGTTAGCTTCATACTAGAAAGTAGCTCGTCTGTACCAGCAGTAGATACTGCTACAGATCCGTTTACAGTTGCGTTAACTGTATCCGCATCAGCGTGAATTGCAGACTGTTTGAAACCAGCTAGGTATCCAAGAACGTCTTGGTCCATTTGGTCAGCTAATCTGTATGCTGCGCGGTCTGTGGCGAGATTCATAAAGTCAATGTGACTGTGCGCTTCTTCAATATCGTCGATTTTAAATGCAAAGTAATTTGATTTATCGACAGTAAGTTGAAACTCTTCGTCATCAAGATCCTGCGGTAGTATTGTAGTACCACGAGTGTAGGCTCTAACTGAGACCTCAGGTTCTTTCATTATTTTTACTGTATCGCCTTGGTTTGCTATTTCACCAAAGTAATCGTTATTGGTAATAGCGTTAGCAACGGCAGACTTGCGAAATGCAAGTTGTACCTGTTTGCTGTAGATGATGGGTGAAAAATTACCGTTTGGTAAATTCCCGTACCCACTTGCTGAAGAAAAAGCCATTGTATAAAATCCTCCATAAAGATATGGCTATGTAATATAAACACAACATATCCACGAAAGGGGCCTGTTATTTTCTAGGGTGCAATTTAAGTTTTAGATCCGTCGATCTTGCTATAAACTGGGCCTATACTTAATAGGGTAGTTCTTTGCGGCTTAGTGTTTGGTGAAACACATACATTAAATTTAAACAATTTATGTATATGTGTATAGTTATACCTACAATATTCTAAGTGTCAAGTCTTTTTTGACATATCATAAGTAAACTTGCCCTCTCGCATAGCCGTCATAATCTCATCGGATCTTTTAGCATATTCGCGGGGGGACATTCGGTGTACCACAGACTCACTAAGATATTTCTTAGATTCATCTGCTTCTGGTGAAGTTCGAGTTCTAGCATTTACAGAAGAAGCTGCTGCTTTATCTGATTTATTTGCTTTTGAAATGTTTTTATCTTGTTTGTATAGGTCTATGACACGAGCAACAGATTTAGCATCGTCTTGATTTTCGTATAGAGCATCCTTAACCCATTTAGGTTGTTCGTCTGCCCAGTTATGAAATTCGTCGCCACTTCTAATTGATTCAAAATCAGGGTGAATACTAACAAGTTCAGCTTCAGCTTTTTCTCGTATTGCGTCAGCTCTTATTTGTTCAAACTTTTTCATCCTACTTTCTAAATCAGTAGATCTTTCTGTTGCTTTTTTATCTGCAATTGACTCTACTATGGCAGCAACATCAGGATGCTGTCTTGCCCATGCGTCAACTTCTGCTGTAGACTTAGGTAGAACAAGTTCATTCTTCGATGCAAGAGTAAGTTGAGACTCCAGCTTTTCTAAACGAGACTGCATTTCTTTTTCTTTTTCAGATGTATGCTTACGTAAATCACCGTAGCGTTTCTTAAAAGATCTTTCTTCTGCAGTTAAACCTGCGTCATCATCTTTAGTTTGTACTTCGTTTAAAGGATGCTCTTCGTTTATATCTTCTTGAGTTTCTACGTTAGGACTACGCCCTGCGTCCTTCATTAGTTGATCTAACTCTTCTTGATCTCTGACTGCACGGGCTATGTTTCTGTTGTGTGAAGGGGAATCAACCACTACAGGTATTTCTTTTTGGACTGCTACTTCCGACATTAGTTACTCCTTTATGTTGGGGCCAGCAAATTTACTGGGTAGCCTTATTGTTTTTATCGAGTTGTTTTTGTAGCTATTTTTTTTTAGTTATTTGCCTACCATTCTAGTTATTTAACCTTTACCAGAAAATGCTGATCCTGTTAATATTGCTCCAAATGCTAAATGAAACAATCCGCCCCCCATAAGCGTAAAAGGTTGATGCTGACCTGTTAGCTTTTTCATTAATTCCATCTGAACCATAGGCTCTGTAGTGGAATTTATTATCTCCATAAACTGTGATATGTCTGGCCTATTAAGTCCGTACCAAATTGGGCAGAACATAAAGTCATAAAAACATATAAGCAGATAAAGTATTAGTGCAGTCCACCGCCATGTCATCGTGGACTTCTGTTGAGCCGTTAGCTCTTTGCTCATTTCAAATGCAGGGAGCAGTACACATAGATTTATCTACGCCATAAAAAACAACAACCGCAAATATGACTAATGCCAGCCCTATCCATATCCATTTATTTTTCATTTACTTTTCCTTTTTTTAGTTTTGCGTCTTGAAGCAAGGCCACCTTTGTTCATAGCATCTTCATACCCTGACTGTGAATAATCAACACTTTCTTGAACAGCTTCACTATCATAACCACCGCCTTGATTTTCATTATTATTTTCTTCTGCTTTTTTTTGTTCTTCGGCTGCGGCTGCTGCTGCTGCGTTTGCTTTTTTCTTAGCTTCATTGGCATCATAATTAGGGTCTTCCTTATATACATATGTATCATCGGGATCATACCCTTCATCCCCTGTATCACTATCAAAAGCAGCCTCAATGGTAGGCTGAATGTCTTCTTCTTTCATAAGCCCTTGTAAAGTATTAACACCTTTACTTTTTCGTTCTGTATCAAGTTGTGCTTTATATGACCACGGACCAAACCAAGTAGCAACTTTACTACCTTTTACAGTGTCGGCAAATGCTTTGGATGCTGCTTTTTGTTGATTTGCAGGTAACTTAGTTATTGCTAAAGCGTTTGCGTATGCATCACGTATTGATGCTGGTACAGTTGCATCTTTTGAAATACGCAAAGCAGCCGTTGCAAAATCTTCTTTTTGTTTATTTAGTGCAACACCTAAAAGAGGAATAACACTTAAAAAACTACCAGTAGTTCCATATATTTGTCCTGTAAATTTAGCTATTTGAGCTGCGCTAAGATTGTCATACCCAATAAAGTTATTTACATCATTTGTATTATTGTCGTTATCTTCATTTGAACTGACATTTACGGGAGATACAGGGGCTACAGTAGTTTTACTTCCTTCTTCATAGTAGCCAGTAGGAATAGGGGGAATAGCTATACCATTTACAAAACGTATATACATTTTTAGACCAGCGTCATTAACATAAGTTTTTACAACAGTATTTCTTCCGCCCATAAAGTAAGGAGTTTCCATTTCAGTAACAGGACCACCCTCATCAAAGGCTTGAACAGGAGCCTCTTCACCATCTTCATATGTTTCTAACTCGTCTGCTGAAAAAGGTAAATCGTCTTGGCCTTCCACTGGTTCACCACCTATGCGACCGCCTTCTTCTAATCCAGAAAGTTCCATCTTAGCTGTATTACGAAGATCTTCAAAAAACTTTATGCCATAATATTGTAAGACATCTGCTGGCACAACATATTCTCCCTCACTTAGTTGGGCAGGTATGTCATCTCGAACTTCTTCTGGCATAGCTCCTGGTGGCACTTC